ACCGAAAGGGGTTCGCGCTCTTTCTCGGCACTCCGAAAGGTCGAAACCATTTTGCTGATTTCAGAGACCGTGCGGCGTCGTCTGATGATTGGTCGCTTCTGGAATTTAAGGCTTCAGAGACTGGGATTCTCGATAGCGCCGAACTGGAGTCCGCAAAGAAAGAAATGGGCGAGGATAAGTACGCTCAGGAGTTTGAGTGCTCATTCCATGCTGCTGTCGAGGGTTCCTATTATGGGTCTCTGATTAACCAGCTAGAGACCGACGAAAGAATATGCCGTATACCGCATGAGAGCCTCGCCAAGACGTTCTGTGCATGGGACTTAGGTATGAGTGACAGCACGGCTATTTGGGTCGCTCAAATCGCGTCTAAAGAGGTCAGGCTAATCGACTACCACGAGAACCACGGAGTCGGTCTAGACCATTACTTTGAGTGGCTACAAGACAACGGATACCAACACGCTACCCAGATACTCCCTCATGACGTAGAGGTGCGTGAACTCGGCACTGGTAAATCGCGTAAAGAGATTCTCATGGAAGCCGGTCTAGAAATAACTGTCGCTCCTCGATTATCTGTAGCCGATGGGATACAGGCAGTCCGTCAATTACTGCCTCGCTGCTGGTTTGAGATTGAAAAGACTAAAACTGGTCTAGACGCATTGAGAAGCTATCGTCGGGAATATGACGAGAAGCGGGCAGTCTTTTATGATAGACCGCTACATGATTGGTCTAGTCACGCTGCTGACGCTTTCCGGTATCTTGCTATTGGACTAAATGAAGGCACATCCTCATGGGATAAGCCTCTTAATATCAATTCCGCATGGGTGGTTTAATGGATACATATTCGCTGAAGTCGCTAATCGAATCGGAGATTGATGGCGCAGTCGGTTATCTGGAATCAGAGACTACTGAACAACGCCGTCAGGCACTCTCGGCTTATCTGCGAGACCCATACGGCAACGAGGTCGAAGGACGCTCTCAGATTGTCACTGGTGAGGTCGCAGAGGTCATTGATGGGGCACTACCTCAACTCATGCGCGTGTTCTCTGGTGAGGACGTGGTGCGGTTTGAGCCGGTATCTCCGGGCGATGAAGAAGCTGCGAAACAGGCTACTGATTATTGCAACTGGGTACTGAGTCGGGATAACGATGGTTTCCTGATTATGCGTAACTGGTTTTTCGATGCTCTACTGCAAAAAGTGGGTATCGTTAAGACCTATTGGGATACCAAGGTCGATATTACAAAAGAGACCTATCGAGATTTAACAGATGACGAAATGGTCATGCTGCTATCTGATGGCACTCTGGAAGTCGTCGCTCAGGATACTGAGGAGATGATTGACATGACCGGAATGGTCATGCGTAAGCATACGGTGCAAGTCCAGAAGCGGAACGAAACGGGTACGGTGAAAATTGAGAATGTGCCACCTGAAGAATTCCTTATCTCGAAACGCGCTCGCAATATCCAAGACAGCCCGTTCGTTGCTCATCGCCGTCTGGTTACTCGTGGTGAACTGGTGGCTATGGGTTTCGACAAGGATGTGGTTTCTTCACTACCTGCCAACGATAGTCTTTCTTTCACGCCAGAGCGTGTAGCTCGATTCTCTGAAGGTGAGCAGCCGCACGATATGCAGTCGCTGGACTTCGATATGCAAGAGGTCGAGGTCTTTGAGTGCTATGTGGTGCTTGGTGAAAAGTACGCAGAAGAGGACGACGAGGATTATGAGGATGACTCGGAGATGGATGACTCCGAGATGGACGATTCCGAAATGGATGACTCTGAATACGACGAGGAATCAGAAGTCAGTCTGACTCACCGTTATAAAATCTTTTATGCAGGTAATGAGATTCTGGGCAAAGAGGAATGCGACTTCATTCCGTTCCACTCTATTTGCCCGTTGCCTATCCCGCACAAGTTCTATGGCCAATCTCTGGCTGACCGTGCCACCGACTTGCAACTGATTAAGACCACTCTGACTCGTCAGATGCTGGATAACCTCTATTTGACTAACAACAATCGCATGATTGCAGTCGATGGTCAGGTGAACCTAGACGACCTGCTGACGACTACTCCGGGTGGTGTAGTACGAGTCAAGAATCCAAATGCCGTACAGGCTCTTTCAGTGCAGTCTGTAGCCTCTCAGACCTTCCCGATGATGGAATACATCGACGGAGTACAGGCTAAGCGTACAGGCGTCTCTGACGCTCAGCAGGGGCTTAATCCTGACATTCTGCAAAACGTCACTGCTACTGCTGTAGCAGCCATGACTTCGCAGGCACAGGGCAAGCTAGAACTGGTAGCCCGTACATTCGCTGAGACGGGCGTTAAGAGCTTGTTTAGGGGCATCCTATACCTAGCTGCCAAGTATTCTGAAAAGCCTCGTATTCTGCGTCTCAGGGGTAAATATGTACCCTTTGACCCGCGTACTTGGAAGACCAGCTATGACGTAACTATTAACGTCGGCCTGGGTAACGGTAATCGCAACGAACAACTGGCTATGCTCCAGATGGTTCTTGCCAAGCAAGAAGAGATTCTCAAGGGATTCGGCCCTGCCAATCCTTTGGTCTCGGTGTCTCAGTACCGTAATACCTTGGCAAAGATGGTCGAGGCCGCAGGCATTAAAGATGTTGACTCGTACTTCAAGCCTGTAACCCAAGAGACGGATGCAATGCTTGAGCAACAAGCCTCGCAACAGCAACCTGACCCAAATACGCAAGCTGCACAGATGCTTGCTCAGGTAGAGCGTGAGAAGAATGAACTCCGTGCTGCTTCTGATGCTGCCCGTATTCAGCTAGACCGTGAGCAAATGCAGCTAGAAATCGCTCGTAAGTCGGCAGAAATGACGATGAAGGCGCAAAACGATGCTGCTGCCATCCGCATTAAGGAAGCTGAACTGGCTTTGAAGCAGATTAAGCTAGAACTTGAGGCTTCGGTAGCCAACGGTAATGCTGATGTGGCCCAATCTGATACGATTCTGAAAGCTGTTGACACCATTAACTCTCTTATTAAGGTGTAATCGTGGATAAATGCGCTTGGGCCAAAAATCTTCTGCTAGACCCGATGTTTCAAGAGATTATTAGCGACATGGAAAGCAGGGAAATCAATCGTTGGGCTAATTCTGACGAGTTTGATTTTGATTCTCGCAATGCTGCATACTCGAAACTTGTTGTTATTCGTGAATTCAAAGCACAGATTGAATCTCTGGCGCACCAGAATGAGATTGAGCGCAAGAGGTTGAAGATTTTCTAGCATTCCGCTAGAAAACGCCTCCAGACGTATCTGGAAAAAGGAAGACTGATGGAAAACGCCATGACTCCCGAATCGGGAAGTGGAACTGTGGAAGAAGCTGCAGGCCAGTTTCTATCGTTGATGGACGGTGGTGAACCCTCGCAAGAGCAAGTTGAACCCGTTGAATCCGATGAGACAGAGGCCCAAGAAGATGCGGAATCTTACGATGGTGAGGAGCAAGAGGAAGTAGAGGAACAACCTGTCTACCGCATTAAAGCTGCGGGTGAAGAAAAGGATGTGACCCTTGACGACCTCGTGAAGTCCTACCAACTCGGTGCTGACTACACAAAGAAGACTCAGGAAATCGCTGAGCAACGCAAGGCTGTTGAAGCTGAACGTGCTGCGATTGAAGAGTCACGACAACTTAGGGACGCATACGCCCAACGATTGCAAGCGATTGAGCAATTTCTGTCTCAACAGCAATCTGAGGACGACTTGGAGATACTGAAGGAAACCGACCCAATCGGCTACGCCGTGAAGGTTGCTGACCTATCTCAGAAAGAGAAACAACTGTCTGCTGTTCGTGCTGAACAATACCGCCTTGCTCAACAGCAACAAGCGGAATATCAGCAGAATCTTCAGCAGTTTGTCCAGACTGAGATGGCGAAACTTTCTCAGGCATTGCCGGAATTTGCCGACCCTGAAAAGGGGCAGGCTGTTCGTTCTGACTTGCGTAAGTTCGCAGCCAGCATCGGATATTCAGACGAAGAACTCTCGCAAGTGTATGACTCTCGCCATGTGCAAGTGCTTTATAAGGCCATGCAATACGACAAACTGATGCAGTCGAAGCCGCAGATTACCAAGAAGGTAAATGAGGCTCCGAAAATGCTGAAGCCCGGAGTTGCAAAAGCCAAGTCTTCCGAAGCAGATGCACTTAAAAAGGAAAAGGCACGCCTCCGCGATTCTGGACGAGTTGCAGATGCTGCCGCTATTTTTGAACGCTTCTTGTAAAGGAAATAATCATGGCTATCTATAACGCCCATGACGCTATCGGTCAACGTGAAGACCTGACCGACGTTATCTATAACATCAGCCCGACTGAAACCCCGTTCATGTCGTCGGTTGGCAAGACCAAGGCTACTGCCGTGTTTCACGAATGGCAGACCGATAGCCTTGCCGCTGCTACCACCAACAACGCTGCTGTTGAAGGTGCTGACGCTTCGGACGCTACTCTGTCGCCCACGGTTCGTCTCGGTAACTACACCCAAATCCTGCTAAAGACCATCAAGGTCTCGGGCACTTTGGATACGGTTAACAAGGCTGGCCGCAAGTCGGAAAAGGCTTACCAACTGGCTAAGGCTTCGGCTGAACTCAAGCGTGACCTTGAGACCATCCTCCTGAGCAACCAAGGTCGCTCGGCTGGTACGTCGAACTCGGCTGCTCGTAAGATGGGTTCGCTGCTCTCGTGGATTAAGACCAACAGCAGCGTTGGCTCAAGTGGTGTTGACCCGGCCACGATTGGTGTCTCGACCCGTACCGATGGTACTCAGCGCACCTTCACCGAGCAACTTCTGAAAGACGTTGTTGCCGAAGTGTACGATTCGGGTGGCAATCCGAAGGTGCTGATGGTCGGTACTACTGGTAAGCAAAAGGTCTCGTCGTTTGCTGGTATCGCTGAACAGCGTTTCATGGCTCCGGCTAACACCCCGACCACCATTATTGGTGCTGCCGATGTGTATATGTCGGACTTTGGCTCGATGAGCGTTGTCCCGAACCGTTTCATGCGGGTTCGTGATGCTCTGGTTCTTGACCCTGAGTATGCTGCTCTGGCCTACCTCCGTCCGTTCCAAACGAACGAACTGGCAAAGGCTGGTGACTCGGACAAGACCCAAATCCTTGTTGAAGTCACGCTTGAAGTTAAGAACGAAGCCGCTCACGGTATCGTTGCTGACCTCAATATGGCTCTGTAAGCAGTAAGATTAGGGGGAGGGGTAAAACCCTCTCCCTATTTTTTTGAGGATGAAATGGCAAAAGTAATCCGAAGTGATGGTGTCAGAGAACAAGTGTTCCACGACACAGATAGCGGATACGTTATCGAGACAACCCAGAATATTGATGACATTCTGGCTTCTAACAAACAACAACTCGACTTTGACAAACAGCGAACTGGCTTTGTCAATGAGATGCATCACGTTGCACGCATTCCCCTGACCGTCATTGACGACCTGAACAAGATGGGCGTAATGAAGGGATATGTGATTGTGGATGACACCGCATTCGCAAAATGGCTTAACGGAACCGATATTGGTCAAGCCTGCAAAACCTATAGGGGACAACTGTGAAAGTTGCTGTATGCGTACCTTGCCGTGATGAAGTACACACTGCCTTTGCATTCGACTTTGCAAAGATGATTGCTTATGACGTTCTGACGCGTTGTAAGGACGGTGCTGGTGGCTTACAGATGTACACCATGCCGGGAACACTTATCTTCGACCAACGAGAAAAACTGGTCGATATTGCTCTGAAGGATGGTGCAGACGCTGTTCTGTTTATTGACAGCGATATGCGATTCCCTCGTGACCTTATTGAAATTCTTTTGAGTCGCAATGTTCCTATTGTTGGAGTAAATGCGACTAGTCGTCGAATGCCTGTTCTGCCTTGCGCCCTGAATCTTGAAATGGTTGAAAATCCAGAAGATGGTCAACCAGACCATAAATGGATAAAGGTAGACTCAAGGGGCAAGGAAGGTATTGAGCAGGTTACCGCTGTTGGTTTTGGCGTAACGATGATTCGCAAGGAAGTATTTGAGCAAATCCCTAAGCCTTGGTTTGATGTTGGTTGGGGCAGATGGGGTGTTATTGGCGAGGATGTGCATTTTTGCGCTAGAGCCGCTGATAATGGCATTCCCGTATATGTTGACCATAGCCTGTCCATGCACATTAAGCACATCGGTACTTATGAATATGGATGGGATGATATTGACGATGCCAAGTTGAAGGAACTGACAGATGGCCCTAAGCAACTATAGCGACCTAAAAACGACAGTCGCAAACTATCTCGCAAGAAGTGACCTGACTAATCAGATTCCTGACTTCATCCGTCTTGCTGAAGACCGTCTGCGTAGGGAACTGCGTATTCGCCAGATGCTCAAGGTTGTTACTACAACTACGACTGCTGGCGATTCGACTGTTGCCCTGCCTTCCGACTTTCTTCAACTGCGTGATATTCACTTTGATGGTAGCCCTGTTTCTCCGGTTACTTATCAAAGCCCGTCAGCATTCTTTCGCAATGCTCGCACTGCTGAATCTGGCATTCCAGTCTTTTATACGATTTTGGCTAGTGAATTTCAATTTGCGCCAATCCCGGATACGACTTATACGGCTAGGATGCTTTATTACTCTGCCCCGGCATATCTGAGTGACAGCAACACAAGTAACATCTTTCTTGCCAACTGTGTTGATGCGCTGCTTTATGCTTCGCTTGCAGAAGCAGAACCGTATTTGATGAATGATGCTCGTTTGCAAACTTGGGCATCTTTGTATGACCGAGCAATTAACGCTATTACAACCAGCGATGACCAAGGTGAATATTCTGCCTCGCCAATCGCTATTACTGTCGCTACGAGGTAAATCATGGCTGAAATGTCAAATTATCTGGAGGCCGCTTTACTTAATGCGACTCTCCGCTACACATCGTATACCAGCCCTTCTACGGTATATGTTTCTCTGCACACTGCTGATCCGACTGACGCTGGTACTGGCGCAGAAGTGGCTGGCAACTCGTATGCCCGTACTTCGGTGACGTTTGCAGCACCTAGCAGCGGTACTTGTGCTTCTAACGCTGACTGCACGTTCCCGCAGGCTACTGGCTCGTGGGGAACCATCACTCACATTGGTCTGTGGGATGCCAACACTACCGGCAACCTTCTGTATCACACTCCGTTGAATACGTCTAAGACCATCGAAAACGGTGACCTTTTCAAGATTGCTAGTGGTTCGCTTACCGTAACTTTGGACTAATCATGCCTGCTGACGTTTGCGGCCCATTTACACTTGAACAGCTAGATGCCTTTGGGAGCCTGGACTCCCTTGCATTTAGCTTGGATAGTGCTGTATGGGAAAGCGCAAACACTTGCATTCTGTATGGTGATGGGGTTGTAAACGGTACAGCAACGGTTACTGCATCTGCCTCTAAAACAGCATTTGCAACTGGTGCTATCACAGGCACCGCATCAGTAACTTGCTCTGGTCAACGCACTCTGTTTGCGTCTGGGGCAATTACAGCAAACGCATCTGTAACAGCAATAGGCTCAAGAACCAGATTTGGTAACGCCGTCATCACAGGCTCTGCAAGCGTTTCTGCTGCTGCGATAAGGGTCTTGGTAGGCACAGGCTCTATAAACGCAACAGCAAGCGTTACAGCAAGCGGCATCGGGATCTACGCTGGTTCTGGTGCTATTAGTGCTACCGGCTCCGTAGTTTGCTCTGGAATCCGTGTACGAACAGGCACTGCTGCCATCACTTCTGATGCGTCCGTTGTAGCTAGTGCAGACCGAATCAGGACTGGTGTCGCTGACATTACTGTTAGCGCTGAAGTTTATGCAAACGGTGGTGTGGAATACGAAGGCTTTGCCGACATTGCTGCTACCGCAACCGTTGCTTGTAACGGCATGGGAATCTTCTCTGGCATTGGCCCGATAAACGTATCTGCTACTTGCGTGGCTGTTGGTACTCGTCTTGGTGATAACTGGTCTAACGTAACACCAAGCGTAAACACATGGGAAGATGCCTCTATTAGTGCAGATTCTTGGAATGCTGTAAGTCCTAGCTCAGATGCTTGGACTGATGTTCCCGCTGGCACTAATACTTGGACAAACGTAAACGAAGGTAATAACACATGGCTGAGACAAGGATAAAGTTTGGAGATTGGCTACCTGACCAGCCGGGTATAGTTGGTGCGCTTACTGTCGCATCCAATATCTATCCTGTTGCCAACGGTTACGCACCTTTTCCTTCGTCGGTAACTCTGTCAGACGCAGCATCAGAAGACCTGAATAACGTTTTTGCTGCCAAGTTCTCTGGCACAACTACTTTGTTTGCCGGTGGCGCAAGCAAGTTGTTTAAGTACGATGCTGGTGACCTAGACCTAGACGATGTTTCCAAGATGGGTGGCTACTCGACTTCTGGCCGCTGGTACTTCGTTCAGTTTGGCAAAGTTGTGCTTGCCGTGAATAACTCTGACAAGGTTCAGGCATGGACTCTTGGAACATCCACTGCGTTTGCTGATGTAGCCGCAGGTGCACCCATTGCAAAGTTCATCACAGTTGTCCGTGATTTCGTTGTGTGTGCTGGTATCTCAAGTACTTCGTATCCGAATCGTGTGCAATGGAGTGATATCAACGACGAAACGGATTGGACTTCCGGTTCTGCTAGTCAAGCCGACTCGCAAGACTTGCCTGACGGTGGAGACATTAAAGGCATCACTGGTGGCGAGTTCGGACTGATTCTGTCTGAACGTGCTATCACTCGGATGAACTACTCTGGCTCACCGTTCTTCTTCCAGTTTGACGTTATCTCTCGTGGGCTTGGCTGTCTTGAGTCAAACTCTATCGCTCAGTACAACGGACTTACGTTCTTCCTGTCCGACGATGGTTTCTATATGTGCGATGGACAATCAGTAAAGGGCATCGGTGCAGAACGTGTAGATCGTTACTTCTTTGATAATGCGAACCCGTCCGAATACAGCAAAATGTCCGCTGCTGTTGACCCGATTCGTCGGCTTGTCGTTTGGGAATACGTCAATGACGTTGGTGGCAAGTCGCTGCTGATTTACAACTGGCAACTTGATAAGTGGTCTGCTGCTGACACTACTGTTGACCGTATCGCATCCGCTGCATCTTCTAGTGCGACTCTGGAGCAATTGGATAATTACGGAACCGTTGACTCAATCCAGACAAGTTGGGATGACAAGTTATGGGTCGGTGGTCAACTGCTCATGTTTGGTTGCAGTGGCACAAGGCTTACCACGTTTAGTGGGCCTGCCACGAATGCTGACATTACTACGTCCGACTTAGGTGACGGCAAGCCTTCTGTAGTCATGCTTGTGCGTCCTATGGTTGACAATGGTTCAGCATCTGTATCTGTTGCTAGTCGCACCCTGCTAAACGAACAACCTTCGTTTGGAACCTCAGTAGTGGCAAGTAGCGAGAACCGTTGCTCACTGCGCTCTGCTGGACGCTATCACCGAGTCAAGGTAGTTCCTAGTGGAGACAACTGGACTACGGCGGTTGGAATCGACGTTGACATTGTTTCTCAAGGTGTGCGATGAGACAGTTTCGTACCGTTCCGCAAGGTGGAACAGATGCTCGTACAATGTCTGAGGTTATCCGTGGAATCATGGATGGCAAGACGAATAATACTGGCACCATTACGCTAAATACCAACAACGCCACAACCACTGCGCTCTTTGACGACAGAATTGGTTATGACAGCGTAATCATCTTGGTTCCAAAGTCTGCTGCAGCATTTGATGATAACGCTCCATACGGTGCATTCCAAGATGGTACAGACCAGACAATTGCATCGACTACGACTGCGTATGCGATGAAACTTGACACTACCGATTTCACAAACGGTATATATGTATCAAACACATCCAGAATGAATGTTAGAAACGCTGGCCTTTATAACCTTCAATGGTCAGGTCAGTTCCAAAACACTGATTCACAGATTCACGATGCAAGCGTTTGGTTAAGAAAGAATGGAACCAACATTGATGGTTCAACTGGTTTTGTTTCCGTTCCTAATAAGCATGGCGGCATAAATGGAGCAATTATTGCAAGCTGGAATTACTTTGTCGAGTGCGCTGCTAATGACTATATCCAGATTATGTGGTCGGCTACCGATACTTCAATAAGCCTTCAGTTTTACCCTACAGCCACTAGCCCTACGAGACCTAGCACTGCATCTGTTATCGCTACTATGCAATACGTTGAGCCATCAGCAACAACCAATGTTTATGCAAGCGACTTGCAGCAAGGGAGCGCAGTATTGAATCACTGGGCAAACAGCACTTCAAACAAGACATATTCCTACGTGGTGATCGGATAAATGGAAGTCAGATACATTCCCAAAGAAGAACTGAGGGATTGGTGGCCTTGGGTTCGTAAGGGTTTGGATAAAGTTTTACAGAAAACGCCGGAGTCTTGGATTCCAGAAGATTTGTACTGCGATTGTTATGAAAATCGCTCTATGCTTTGGGCGGCACTAGAATATAATCGACCCATTGGATTTTTTGTTATTCAACCGAATCAAACAAACATCCACGTCTGGGTCGCATATCTGGAAAAGCCTAGCCTTCAACATTTACAAGAAGGCATTGAGCATATAAAGGGTATCGCCAGAAATGGCGGGTGTCAGACCGTAACCTTCTCATCATTTAGGAAGGGATGGTCTAAACGTGCAAGAGAACTAGGATTCTCTGAACGCACTTGGATATGTGAGGTGTGACATGGGTGGTGGCGGCGGCGGTAGCAAGCAAACAAGTACGACTCAGCAGAGTATTGACCCGACTCTTCGGCCATTTGTATCGTATGGTCTTGGAGAAGCGCAACGTCTTTATCAGGCAGAGACACCCTCGTTCTTCCCCGGCCAGACCTTTGTTGGCCCGTCTCAAGCAACGACTGGTGCAATCCAAGCGGCAACCACTCGTGCAATGCAAGGCAATCCCTTGCTTACGTCTGCTCAACAACAGCAAGCACAAGTCTTGGGTGGTGAATACCTGACTGCTGGCAATCCTTACTTCCAAGCAGCACTACAACCCGCTGCTCAAGCTGCTACTCAGCAATACTACGATGCAATGACTGGGCTTGGCTCTCGCGCTTCTGCTGCTGGTCGCTACGGTTCAGAAGCAATGGCCCGTCAAGAAGATCGCGCCTCTCTTGCTCTGGCTAATGCACTATCTGGTAAGGCAGGGCAGTTGGCATTTGAGAATTACGCTGCTGAACGTGCGCGTCAAGAGGCTGCTGCTACTCAAGCCCCGACTCTTGCTGCTGCTGACTACTTTGATATCAATCAACTGCTCAGGGCTGGTTCCTTGGGTGAGTCGTATCAGCAACGCGCCCTTGAAGACGAAATGGCTCGCTTTGAGTTTGAGCAGAACAAGCCTTACGCCAAACTCTCTACGTTCCTCTCAAGCGTTTACGGTGCGCCTCAAGGTTCTGTTACCCAAACCACATCGAGAGGTGGCGGCAAGATTATCTGTACCGCTATGTGCAAGGCTTATGGCTTTGGTTCGTTCCGTCAGAAGATTTGGCTTGAGCATTCCAAGAATATGCACCCGGCATTCCAAGTGGGTTATCACGCTATCTTCTTGCCTGTTGTTGAATACGCATACAACGGAGAGCTGACCCTTGGAAAGAAACTCACTCGAAAGGTCGCAGAGCATATTGCACGGCATCGTACTGCTGATATTTGGAAGCGCAAGCGTGGCCGTTTTGATCTGCTTGGTACTGTTTATCGCGGAATCATTGAGCCGCTTTGCTTTGCCGTAGGCGTGCTGAAGATGCACCGATTGGAGGCGCAGAATGTTTAACTTTGCCCCGATTCTGATTGGTGCTGCCGTAGGTGCTGGAACATCCGCGCTGTTTGGTGGAGACCCTCTGCGTGGCGGTCTGTTGGGTGGCGTTAGCGGTGGACTATTCGGTGGCGGGTTGTTTGATGACTTGCTGAAAAGAACTGCTGCTGGCGGTGCTGCATCTGGTCTTAATACTGTTGGTACTGCTGCTGGTGCCGCAAATACTGCACAAACCGCGCAAGGTCTAGTTAACCAAGCAGTTGCTTCAGGAACTCCAGTTCAGGCATTTACTGGTACCCCGGGCGGAATGTCGCCAATGACCGCTGCTCTGCAACAAGCAGCAATGCGAGACCCTACTGGTTTTGCTTCTGGCATTACGTCGTTGCCTGCTAGTGCAGCAGTTCCATTTGGGGGTTCTACTGGCGCAACAACAGTGATGCCAAAGAGTTTTCTTAGTGGATTAAGCGAATATATGCCGTCTCCGCAGGTTCTTGGTGGTTTAGGTCTACAGGCTGCAATGCAGCGTCCTCCAATGCCTACTGTTCAAGCCCCTGCTGGTGGCATTACTCAAGGTCGCGCCCCTGATATTATCGCTGTGCAGAACCTTGTTAGTTCAATGCGTAGGAAGCCGCCCGAAGGCATCCTAGGCAATTATTTCGGGTGACACTATGGACGGATTCTTTGCTCCTCCTCCGATGATTACTGGCCTTCTTGGAGAACAAGAGGCTGAACGTCTGCGTAAACAATCTATCGGTACTGGTCTAGTCGGTGCGCTGATTGGTGGGCTTACTGCTGCCCCTCTGTACCGCACTCAAGGTATTGCTCCGATTCTTGGACAAGCACTCTCTGCCGGTATGCAAGGCTCTCAGAATGT